GATTTATTATAATGAAAAAATTAAAAGTTCAAAAAGCATTCTTTGGAAAATTAATTTCTCAACTTCCAGACATATTTCGTAAAGTTACGAATACTGGTGTAATAGGTGGTGACAGTGCTACTTGGAGTAAAGACAAAATGGCTAACTTAAGTAAATACGCACCAAATTCTTACGGTACTGGAGAAAAAAGTACAGGACAAAAAATGACAACTCTAAGTAAAGGCGGTATGCTAATACAAGGAAAACCAAAAATAGCTATGAAAGGTTGGAAGTAATGTCAAAAAAGAAAACTAAAAAATCACAAATGGAAGCTGATATTGAAATCTATCAAAACGATAGAACAAAACCTCTTCCTAAAGAAGCATACGAACAAGAAGATCAAGAACTTAGATACGAGAATCCTGAACCTTCTATTAAACAATTTTCATGCGGTGGCATGGGTAAAGCTTACAAAGGCGGCAAGTTTATTGGCTGTAAGTAATTTATGGCTGAGGACTTTTCTAAAATAATAGAATCCGTTGATGGAGTAAGTCCTTCCCAACAAGACGTTAAACAAGTCGAAGAATATAAACCATCTTCTCTCCCTGGGTATGTTGCAGGAGCAGGAGTATTAGGTGGCCTTGGAGCGTTAGTCGCGGGTCGTGTTCCTGGACTCAAGACTCTTAGTCGTATTGCCTCTAAAACAAAACCCATACCTCAAGCACCACGGATCACGGAACCTGTTGTCTTAGATAAGGTGGATGAAATCATTACTGTTGTTCCTACCAAAATAGATCGAGCTACAGATACTATCAAAAGTGCAAAACCCATGTATTTAAAAATCATGGATGACTTTGAGAAAGTAAAACAAACAAGTATCCAACAACCACTAACGATGGGTGGAACCAAAGGACGCTTTGGATCTGCTTTATATGATTTTATTGCACAACACCCTTCAAAAAAATCTTTAAGTCCTGATGCATGGATTAATGAATTTAAAAACTTTAATCGTTTATCCGAGTTTAAAGTAAATGTTCCTGGAACAAAGGTAAAAGGAAGTATTAGCAAAGAAGAATTATTTGATACCAATATAGCACGATTTAATAATCAAAATGAATTAGTAGGTGGTTTTTTAAAAGTAGCACAAGAATCGAATTTACCTGTATCTAAATTAGATTTATTAAAGTTAGTAGAAAAATCTCCTGCAGCTAATTTAAAAGTAAGACGATTTAGTCTTCCTAGTCAAATGGCAGATGAAGCGGAGTATTTATCCGATATGGTATATCAAGGTAGAGAAGCAGCTAAACTTAAAATAGATGCACTACCTTCTACTTCACCTAATCTTAAATCGGACTTGCGAATTACCTTAAATTCTTTAACACAAGACTTTATGGAGAATTTATCTAAAACTAGTGTGAGATATAGAGAGGGTCATACTCTTGGAGATTATAATTCTGCTTTCTATAAAAATAGAAACGACTTTGACAAGTTAAAAGAATTTGCAAGAAATTATAAAAACACCAATAAAGAAGATTTATTTGAACCTGGTTTTTTAGAGACACTGGAACAAAGAAGTATTGCATTGGATCGTACTCATCAAGCAGAAAAAGGAAAAGGCTTATATCCAAGATATGGTAGTCAGACAGAATATAAAATTACAGGAGCAGAAAAATATTTTGAAGATGTTGCTTATTATCCTAACCCTATTCCTTATCGTAGAGATATTGATCCAGGTCATTTTGGTTCAATCAACGGAGAACCATTTAAAAATCAATTATACCACGTACGTTATGGTCAGCGTTCGTTAGAAGGCAATCCTAATAAAAAAGTATATTCCATTGATGAGATGCAATCAGATGTACAACAGAAAGCTTTTGCTAATGATCCAACTCGAGCTAAAGTAACTAATCCATTTAACACCGAAGCAGAATTTCAACAAGCAAATGTTGCTTTAGATAATTTAAAAAATCAAATGAAAGTAATTGCAGATAAGGGAGATAAGATTACCCAACAAGATACGGTTAACTATTATAAATTATCTCAAAAGTTTGATGAGTTACGAGCAAACACTATTAATGCTTCTAACATTGGAAAAAAAACAAGTCAGTATACGGATGGCTCAACACCTTACATGCCTATGTTTGGTAGAGATGTATGGGGAGATCATGCATTAAAAAATGTTATGAAGTCTGCAGCAGAAAACAATGTAGAGTGGGTGGTGGTTAATCCAGTAGAACGATTACACGTTAAACGAAATGTGGGATCCGATACTTTTGGTAAATTAGGTAACTGGGAATTTTATGGTGGTGTAGATGGTATGGCTGGAAGAAAAGGATTAAAAGCAACTTCAGATGAAAGAGGAAAAATATTAACGAATTCAAAACAAACAGCTGTTATTCCAGAACGAATGAAACAATTAGCTAAACAATACAATACAGAAGCAAAAACAATTCGAGTATCTTTATCAGATCCTAATAAACCATTTAAAGTGATAAGAGATACAGATTATGATAACGCAACGATTAAAAAATTAGGACTTAACCCTAAAACTGTAAATGAACATATTGGTGCATTTAAGACTGCTCGTGAAGCGGAGGTCTTTGCAAGTAGTCACGGTGGTAGAATGACAATTATGGATAAAAATGATCCTGATTTATATTATGAGGCATTTGGTATTAAAATAACACCTGAGATGAAAGGAACACCTTTTAAACTGTACAAAAAAGAGGGTGGTCTAGTCGTAAATATATTTGCATGATATTATAAACCTGTTATAACAATAAGGAGATAATTATCATGTCTAAAAAATTAAAAAAAGCAATCATCGCTGGTTTGGCAGGAATTGCAGGAGCTAAATTACTGAGTGCTAAAGCTGACGCAGCTAAAAAACTATTATCCTCACAACAAACTGATACAGCGGATTTTGGTAATCAAATGGCTAACGATACTGTACTAGCGCAAGGAACTAGAAAAGCAATGTTACCAATGTTACCAAAGAAAAAACCAATGGGAATTGGTCCAGCATCTATGTTAATGGGAATTGGCGAAGATGAATATGGTTTACCTGCAGGTGCTAAAAAAGGTAAAATGATTAAAGCATCTAAAGGAACAGCGGTCGTTGCTAAATGTAAATTAGGAAGAACTAAAGCTACTAAAATTTATTAATTCATGGCTGAAGTTGAAAAACAGAACGAGCTTCCAGAAGAGGAAGTAACTGCAGAAGAAGTTGATGTAGAAATTGAATCACCGACTGACGATATGGAAGTCGATGTAGAAGAGGAACAAGTTTCTCAAGAAGATTTTTATAAAAACTTAGCTGAAGATATGGACGAGCGAACACTTGGTCGTATCTCTTCTCAGTTAATGTCTGATTACAAGAAAGACAAAGTCTCAAGATCAGATTGGGAACAAACGTACACTCAAGGTTTAGATTTATTAGGATTTAAATATGCGGATATGACTAGACCGTTTCAAGGTGCAAGCGGTGTAACTCATCCTCTTTTGGCAGAAGCAGTAACACAATTTCAAGCACAAGCTTACAAAGAATTATTACCAAGTGATGGACCTGTACGAACACAAGTCGTAGGTTCACAAACTCCAGAGACAGAACAACAAGCAGAACGAGTTCAAGATTTTATGAACTACATGTTGATGGAAAAGATGGAAGAATATACTCCAGAATTTGATCAACTATTATTTTATTTACCATTAGCAGGATCTGCATTTAAAAAAGTTTATTACGATGAAATTATGCAAAGAGCAGTTGCTAAATTTGTAGAAGCACAAGATTTAGTAGTTCCTTACTATGCAACTGATTTAAAAGATTGTGAACGAATTACCCATATTGTTAAAATGGGAGAGAACGATGTATTAAAAAAACAACGAGCAGGCTTTTATAGAGATGTAGAATTAATTCCTAAACAACCTGAAGATAATAAAATTCAAGACAAACTAAATCAATTAGAAGGTGTTAAACCTTCTGGAGAAAGAGAGTATCAATATAACATTTTAGAAATGCATATTGATTTAAATTTAGATGAGTTTGAAAATGAAAACCCTGAAAAAGAAGTTAAAGTTCCTTACATTGTAACTATTGATGAAGGTTCAGGAGAAGTTTTATCTATTTATCGTAATTATAGTCCTGATGATGAATTAATGAAACGTAAAGAATATTTTGTTCATTACAAATTTTTACCAGGATTAGGCTTTTATGGCTTTGGATTAATCCATATGATAGGTGGATTGAGTAGATCTGCTACTGCAGCATTAAGACAATTACTAGATGCAGGTACTTTAGCGAACTTACCAGCAGGATTTAAGTCACGAGGAATAAGAATTCGTGATGATGATCAACCATTTCAACCAGGAGAGTTCAGAGATGTGGATGCACCAGGTGGAAATATTAGAGATCAGTTCCAAATTTTACCTTTTAAAGAGCCAAGTCAAACATTATTTCAACTTTTAGGCTTTGTTGTACAGGCAGGACAACGATTTGCAGCTATTGCAGACATGCAATTAGGTGAAGATGCTCAAAATAGAGCTGTTGGAACGACAATTGCACTCTTGGAACGTGGTTCAAGGGTCATGAGTGCTATTCACAAGCGTTGTTACTACGCAATGAGACAAGAATTTAGACTTTTGGCATCTGTTTTTGCAGATTATTTGCCTCCTGTGTATCCTTATGCAGTTTATAATGCAGATGCAGCAGTAAAACAGACAGATTTTGATGATAGAGTCGATGTAATTCCTGTTGCAGATCCAAATATCATGTCGATGGCACAAAGAGTGACACTTGCAAACGAAAATTTAAAAATTGTAATGTCTAATCCACAAATGCACAACGTAAGAGAAGCTTACAGACGAGTTTATGAAGCGTTAGGAACAAAACAAATTGATAATTTATTAAAACCAGACATTCAACCTGTTCCTGAAGACCCAGCAACAGAAAATGCGAAAGCATTACAGATGCAATTACTAAAAGCATTTCCAGAACAAGATCATGATTCACATATTGCAGCCCATATTGCATTTATTCAATCTAGAATGGTTCAAGTTAATCCTATGGTATATGCATTATTACAAGGACACATTTCTGATCACATTGCTATGAAAGCGCATGGAGAAGTAGGAGCTATGATAGAAGAAAATGATCAAATGAAACAACTTCAACAACAAGATCCACAAGGTTTCCAAGTTCAATTTAATAGTATGGTTGCAAAAATAGTTGCTCAATTAACTGCAGAACTAGTTCAACAAGAAGCAGGTACACAAAAACCTGATCCTTTAGTTCAATTAAAACAAAGAGAACTAGATTTACGAGCTATGGATATGCAACGTAAAGCAATGGAATCTCAACAAGATATGGATATGAAACAAAGTGAATTTGATGAAAAGATTGATATCGAAAAAATGAAAGTCGAAAATCAAGAACAGCAAGCTGAACAAAGAAATCAACTTGCTCAAACTAAACTAGCTATACAGGCTCAACAAAATGAAGATAGATTAGCCTTACAAGCACAACAAATGAGGAATAGAAATGCCCCTAACAAAAAAAGGTAAAAAAATAAAAAAAGCAATGGAAAAAGAATACGGTAAGAAAAAAGGTGAAAAAGTATTCTATGCATCTGCTAACAAAGGTAAAATTAAAGGTGTTGCCAAAGGTAAAAAAGCATAATGAATTATTCTAAAGGTAAAAAATTTGGACCCCCTCCTGCTAAAGGACCTTGTTCTCAAGGTTGTCCTTACAGAGAAAGTACGTCTAAAAATATTTACCCTGGAAACAACTCAATTCAATTAAAAGGTCATAAGTTCACAGGAGTAAAATAATGTTTCCATGGAGTTTATTAGGTTCTGGAATCAAAGCCGCAGCAGAAATTTATTCTAATAAGAAAAAATCTGAAATTGCTATGTCAGAAGCAGCATTGCTACATGCTGAAAAGATGAAGCGTGGTGAAATTGAATATCAAGGTAAAATATTTGAATCACAAAAATCAGATTGGAAGGACGAATTCATACTCATTGTTCTATCCTCACCATTGTTTTTATTAGCATATTCTGTATTTGCAGAAGATGAAAAAATTTCTCAAAAGTTAGATCTGTATTTTGAGAAACTACAAAATATGCCGTGGTGGGTGACTGGACTTTGGATTTCAGTGGTGGCTGCTGTGTACGGAATTAAGGCAACAGATATTATTAACACTAAAAAAGGAAAGTAATATGGAAACATTAAAAAAAATTGGAAGCATTGTAAGCATGGTTGCTTGTAAATTATTACAAGCTGTCCAATGGATAATTTGTAAGTTATTTAAAATTATCCCTTGTAAATGTGATCACGATTGCAATTGTAAAAAGTAATTGCTATTTGTAAAAAAAGATTGTATAGAATGGCTACATGAATCAATACAGATGTAGCCATTCCGAAGACTTAGATATTTTTGACGAATGTATCAAAAACTTAACTAAAAAATATGGAGTTACAATTGAAATTGGTGTACATGAAGGAGGCGGTAGTAAACGTATTATCGATGCTTATAAACAATTTCATCCTAGCGCTCTTCATTATCATATCGGTGTTGATCCTTTTGGTTCAGCTCCTTACATTCATACTGATGGAGATTTTCGAGAAAACAAAGTTGATTTTCGTTACGGAGACGAAAAACGATGGTATCTCCAAAAAGCAATCGTAGACAATCAAGATAAAAATTTTATTTTTTTATTATTAGAATCTCAAGAATATTTTAAAAGATTTTCAGACGGATACCCTATTTTTATTAAAGGTAAAAAATTTAAATTAGCTAAATATGACCTAGTTCATTTAGATGGATTACATGCTATCAAATATGTATTCGAAGAAATAGCTTTTTTTGATGATAGATTAGATGCAGGTGGTTTTATTGTATTTGATGACATTGATAAAATTGATATGAAAGCTGTAGATAGTTATATGCAACATTTAAAATATAAAATATTTAAAACAGGTAAAAAGAAAACAGCTTATGTTAAGTGTTAGTTTTTTCTGCACTAGAAAACAAAACTTATTAGAGATATTAACTGCTTATAGTGATATACCTGAGATATCAGAAGTATTAGTTGTTTGTTTAGAAAGAATAGAAATAAAAAACAAACCTAAAAAAATTAAACTATTACATATGCCTAAAGATTCTGATTTAGGTTTATTATCTAGATATACATTTGCTCTATCTTGTAAAAATAGATATGTTTTTATTCAAGATGATGATTTTGTGTACGAGCCTGAAACTTTAATTAGATTATTTGATCGTCAAGAACCATTAACTGGTTGTCATCCTAGATGGTATTATAACGAACAATATCAAAAACAACCTTTACAAGAAACTATGACTGCTCCTATATTATTAACTTGTGGAGTGATGGTGGATACGTGGTATTTACCAGCAGTTATTCAAGACGCTAAAATGTTTTGGGATAATTATCAAGATTGTTTTAATGGTGAAGATATTTTTATGTCTAGAGCTATTGCTAGAGCATCAGGACAAAAAGAATTTAAATTTTTTATAGATGGTTTTAAAGGACTTGATATGTCTAATCCTTTATGGGAAAAGAATGACAGTAAAAGAAGCGAAATAACTAAGAAAATATATACTTATTTCAATGAATCTTGATTTAGATACACTACAAAGTATTCGACACTATATTAAAAAACGTATAGAACAAGTTAAAGAAGACTTAGTGTACCATGTAGACAGCTTTGACAAACTCCAGTATTCTAGAGGCAAACTCAATGCCTTAGAGGTATTGCTTCAGGATCTTAAAGACCTGCAGAACAAAGAGGAGAATGTCGATGACGATAGTGACACCTGATACATCTTTAATTGGTGTATCTAATTCAAAGCAACCAGCCCCTGAATCAAGGGAGATGGAAATACCTACTGACCCAGAAGGTATTCAAAAATATTTAGAAGTAATTCCAAAACCTGTTGGTTATAGACTTTTAGTTAGACCTTATTCTGGTCCTAAAAAAACTAAAGGCGGTATTTTATTAACTGACAATGCTTCTGAAACCATTCAAATGACAACCGTAGTAGGTTTAGTCGTAGCTATGGGAAACCTTTGTTATAAAGACAAAGAAAAATTTCCTGATGGTCCATGGTGTAAAGAAGGACAATTTGTAATTTACGGAAGATATGCTGGATCTAGATTCAAAACAAAATATGGTGAACACCGTATTTTAAATGATGATGAGATCATTGCTACTATCGAAAAACCAGAAGACATACTTCATCTTTATTAATTAAGGAGATAAACAATGGCAGACCTAAACGAAGAAAAACAATCTAAGATACAACCACAGGTTGAATTAGATTTAGATGATGCAAATGAACAAGATGTTCAAGTAGCAGAAGATAATACTCCTGAATCGAAAGAACCAAATTTAAATGTTGGAGAAGTTGATTTAGGATATACAGATCACCAAAACAAACAATCTGAAAAAGCTGAAATTATTATTGATGACGGTGAAGAAAAACCAGTAAAGGTTGAACCGAAACAGGATGAAGAAAGTTTATTAGATGTTTCTGAAGGTGTTCAAAAAAGAATTGATAAATTAACCAGAAAATGGCGTGAATCAGAAAGACGAGAAAAAGCGGCTTTAGAATACGCTAAAGGACTTCAAAGAAAATATGACAATTCTGTTAAACAGTATGATACTGCTGACGAACAGTATTTGAAAGAATTTGAAGCAAGAGTAGATGCTCAAAGAGAGCAGGTTAAAATTAAACTTAGAGATGCTATCGAGCAAAATGATGCTGAAAAGATCATGGAAGCTAATGATGAGCTAACTAGGTTATCTGTTGAAAAAGAAAAAGCTAGAATTAAGATGGCTGATAGAGATGCTAGATTAAAAGCTTTACAAGAACAACAGATAAATCAAAGCGAAACTCAACCACAAACTCAGGAACAGGACATGGTTCCACCTGAGCCTAGTGTCAGAGCAAGATCTTGGGCTCAAAAAAACACTTGGTTTGGTAATGATAAAATCATGACAAACGCTGCTTTTACTATCCATGAAGACCTAGTGGGCATGGGTGTAGACGTAGAAAGTGATGAGTACTATAATGAAATAGACAAGCGTATGCAGGAAAACTTTCCTCATAAGTTTGCTCAAGAACAACAACGGAAACCCGTCCAAACCGTTGCTTCCGCTGGAAGAAAACAACAAGGACGCAGATCTGTGAGACTCACCAAATCACAGGTGGCTATTGCCAAAAAATTAGGGGTGCCACTAGAAGAATACGCTAAATACGTGAAGGAGGTACAATAGTATGAGCGAAG